TCCAAAGCTCATCATCGAGCACTCCTAATAAGGCGGACAATGCCAGAGTTAAGAGACTTAATTCAAAAGTCTCAACTATTATACTCGAAAGCATATCCAGGAGCAAAATGGAGAGAGCAAGAAAAAGAGTGGCGATTCCCATCGGGAGCAAAGATAGAGTTCGGTTACGCAGAAAACATGACGGACGTTTTACGTTACCAAGGTCAATCCTACACATGGATAGGAATAGACGAACTTCCACAATATCATTCGCCAGATATATATAATTTTTTAAGATCATCACTTAGAAGTGTAGATCCAGAAATACCTGTATACATGAGAGCAACAGGTAACCCAGGCAATGTAGGTTCACAGTGGGTTAGAGAAATGTTTGTAGATCCAGCTGAACCAAATACAAAGTTTGATGTAGGTATAGATACGCCTAATGGTAAAAAATATATTAGTCGTAGATTTATTCCTGCTAAGTTACAAGACAATCCCTATCTAATGCAAACTGATGATTATTACATCATGCTTGCATCTTTACCAGAAGCACAACGAAAACAATTTTTAGATGGAGATTGGGACGCATATGAAGATTCAGCTTTTCCAGAATTTAGTAAAACAACTCACGTGGTCGAACCTTTTGACATACCTAAAAGTTGGTATAAATTTCGTGCTGCTGATTGGGGTTATAGTTCTCCTGCTTGTGTGCTTTGGTTTGCTGTGGATTATGATAACAATCTCTGGATCTATAGAGAATTGTATACCAAAAAAGTTACAGCAGATCAGTTCGCTAGACAAGTACTTACTTTAGAAAATAAAGAATATATTCACTATGGTGTATTAGATGTTAGTACATGGGCTAAAAGAGGTGATGTTGGTCCAAGTATTGCAGAGACTATGATACAAAATGGCTGTAGATGGAGACCATCAGATAGATCACCTAAAAGCAGAATTAACGGAAAATTAGAAATACATAAACGATTACGAGTTGTAGATAAAAATCCAGGTATAAGAATTTTTAAAACTTGTAGAAATTTAGTTAGAACTTTAGGATCTTTACCAACAGATGATAGAAATCCTGAAGATGTAGATACAAATGCAGAAGATCATGCATATGATGCTTTACGATATGGATGTATGAGTAGACCAACACATCCTAAATATGCACAAAGATTTAGATCTTCTTTTACACAAAATGATTATCACATAGCAGATAATAAATTTGGATACTAATGCCACTAAATAAAAAAGGTAAAAAAATTAAAAAATCAATGGTAAAACAATATGGCAAGAAAAAAGGTCAAGCTGTATTTTATGCTATGGAAAATTCTGGAAAGTTAAAAGGTGTCAAGAAAAAGAAAAATACCAGAAATAAATAAAAAAGATTTCCCCTATCCATTAGTTAGGATTTATTGGGAAGACATTATTGGTGAGACTAATTGGACTGATATAGTTGATATTAAAAAATCTAAAACAGCAATATGCTGTAGTGTTGGTTGGTTAGTACATGAAAATTCAACAACAACAATTGTAATGGCAGATTTTAGTTTTGAAGATAATGGAGATATCAAACAAGGTGGTGGTTATACAACCATACCAACTAAGAATGTTTTAGCAATAAAGAAAATTAAAATATAGGAGAGCAATATGGAAAAAACATTTGATCCAAAAGCTAAAGTTAAACAAGGACAATTTAGTGATTCTGCTGAAGGTAAACAGCCTAATAGAGAATCAATGAATCTTGATTTTTCACAGCACAACAGAAGAAAAGGTGAGCCTTTTCAGTACGACCAAGATGTGCCTACTAAATCAGGTTCAGAGCATGTTCAACAATCATTGTTTAATATGGCTGACGAAAAAGATTATTAATGAGTCTTGGACCCAAGAGCAATTTTATACCTGTCGTTTATGCAGGCACTAAAAAAAAAGTTCAAAAAAAGAAAAAGAAAAAAACTAAAAGGAGAAAACCCAAATGATGGAAAGATACAAACAAGGAGAACTTGCACCTGATACACCAAAAGCTCCAAAAGAGCCTATGGCAATAGATCCTAATTCAAAAGTAACACAAGGTTCTATGACTGGTGATGGTAATGATGCAAAAGGTAAATCAAAATCAAAAGTAGATCCAGCAATCTTTAGAATGGCTGAAGAAAGAGATTACTAATTTAAATGGAAGAAGATAAAACTAAAAATGGTGGCTATGAGTCTGAAGGTAGTCCTCTAATTGGTTTAATACGAGAAAAATTTCAACAAGCTGAAACATCTAAGATCTATGATGAGAGAAGATGGTTAAAGGCTTATAGAAATTATAGAGGATTATATGGACCAGAAATGGCTTTTCGAGAAAATGAAAAGTCAAGAGTGTTTGTTAAAATAACAAAGACTAAGGTACTAGCTTCGTTTGGTCAAATAATAGAAGTTTTATTTTCACAAGGAAAATTTCCACTAGGTGTAACACCAACTTCAGTACCAGAAGATATTGCAGAGAGAGCACATTTAAAACCACAGCAACAGCAACAACCACAAGAACCTATGAGTCCATATGGTTTTAATGGTGATGGGAGAATGGTACCACCAGGAGCAACTGCTGATGAGTTAATGAAAAATGTTGCACAAGAATATTCTAATTTAGGTTTTACAGAAGGACCTTCATCAGTTGGTGAACCACAAATAGAACCAGCAAGAAAAGCTGCAGAAGCAATGCAAAAATTATTGCATGATCAATTAGAAGAAAGTAGAGCTATTACAATTATGCGTCATGTATTTTTTGAAATGGCATTACTTGGTACAGGAATATTAAAAGGTCCATTTACAGATTTAAAAGAATATAATTCATTTGATTCAGCTGAAGATGATGAAGGTAATGAAATAAATATTAGAGTTAAAAAAGTTAAAACAATACCATCAATAGAAGCTGTATCTTGTTGGGATTTTTATCCAGATCCAAATGCAACAAATATAAATGATTGTGATTATGTAATACAAAGACATTCTTACAATAAACAGCAATTTGAAGACTTAGCAGATAAACCTATGTTTAATGCTGAAGCTATACAAGAATGTTTAGAGATGGGTCCTAATTATCAAACAAGAGGATTTGAATCTTCATTATATGACAAAGAAAATATTACAACTATATATAAAAATAGATTTGAAGTTTTAGAATTTTGGGGTATAATAGATAAAAAAACTGCTGATGAATGTGGTTTAATATATGAAACTAATTCAGAAAATATATCAGTTAACGTATGGATATGTGGTAATAAAGTTTTAAGAATGGTAGAAAATCCATTTACTCCAAATCGTATACCATATTTAGTATGTCCATATGAATTAAATCCTTATCAATTTTTTGGAGTAGGTATTCCAGAAAATATGGAAGATTCACAAATGGTTATGAATGGTCATGCGAGAATGGCTATAGATAATTTAGCATTAGCTGGTAACTTAGTATTTGATGTTGATGAAACAATGCTAGTGCCAGGTCAGGATATGAAAGTATTTCCTGGTAAAATATTTAGAAGACAAAGTGGTCAAACAGGACAAGCTATACACGGAGTTAAATTTCCAAATACAGCTTATGAAAATTTACAAATGTTTGACAAGTTCAGACAAATTGCAGATGAAGCAACTGGGATTCCATCATATTCACATGGGGCAACAGGTGTACAATCTACAACAAGAACTGCATCAGGCATGTCAATGCTTATGGGTGCAGCAGCATTAAGTATTAAAACAGTTATCAAAAATATTGATGACTATTTATTAAAGCCCCTAGGAGAATCATTATTTTATTGGAACATGCAATTTAATGAAGATACTCCACATATCAAAGGTGATCTAGAAATCAAAGCACAAGGCACTTCTTCTTTAATGCAAAAAGAAGTTAGATCTCAAAGATTAATGACATTCATGCAAACTGCATCTAATCCTGCACTTGCACCGTTTGTTAGATGGCATACATGTTTAACTGAAATAGCCAAATCTTTAGATATTGATCCAGATCAATTAATTAATGATCCAGAAAAAGCTGCGATCTATGCACAAATAATGGGGATGGCAAATGGAAATCAAAACAATACAGCCGCTACTGGAGGACAAGGTCAAATGGGACAGACTGGCCCTATACCTGCAGGAGCTTCGCCAACAGATCCAACAGGAGCTGGAGGTGGCAACATCGGAACAGGCAATGTATCGATGCCAGGGGAAGCTGGCTTTAGTGCGGCAAATACTCAACCTAAAAGAGGCGAACAAACGCAATAAAGAATAATGGTATTACAGCTAGTTAAAAATACAGCAACAGGTTTATATGAATATAAAGATGCAATGGAAACAACTGCACCTAAAGTTAATACCACTGATTTTGAAGCATATGAAAAAAAACAAGAAACAACATTAGCAGGTGATACTAATATCGGAGCACAAACAGAACAACTTATTAGAGAAACACCTGGTCAATATACCACAACATTTAATGAACAAACAGGTCAATTTGAAACTAAAACAAAAGGTGGTGAAATAACTAATATACCTTTTCAAGCACCAACTGGTGTAACACCATCAGGACCTACAGAAACAGCTTTAGATAAAGTTTCAAGAATTACAGCAGCTACACAACCATCATCAAGTCCAATAGATTTTCGTGGTGAAATAGCAGCAATGCAAGATAAAGCATTAAAAGCAGAAAGAATAAATACATTAATTAGAGGTGGTTTTGATTTAGGTAGAACATTTTTACAGGGTAGTAAACCTTTAAATATACAGCAAACAACAACACCATTATTAAATGTAGCAGCTACACCAATTGGACAAAGCACCCTAGGTGGAGTTGGAACAGCAGGTGCTATTGGATATGGTGCAGGTAAATTTATAGGTGCAAAAGAAAGTGAAGCAAGAGGTATGGGAGCAGGAGCTGCAATAGGCACAGCAGTTGGTGGACCGATAGGTGGAGTTATTGGTGGAGTTATTGGTGGTGTAGTAGGATGCTTTTTACCTAATACAGAAATTACAATGGCTGATGGATCTAAGAAAAAAATTATAGATATAGAATTAAAAGATAATATTAAAGTTGGTGGAAATGTTTTTGCTACGGCAAAATTTTTAATAACTAACTTGTATGATTACAAAGGAGTTAAAGTTTCAGGTAGTCATATGGTTAATGAAAATAATAAATGGATTAGAGTAGAAGATAGTAACATTGCAAAATCATTAGGTAATGATGAGCATGTTGTATATACGTTAGGCACACAGAATAGAAGAATAGTTATAAATGATATATTATTTACTGACTACTTTGAAATAGATGAAAAAGAAGAATTAGTAAAACAAGGTGATAGTTACTTTGATACTTGGAAGTTACATTCAGATTATTTATCTCAGCAAAATGTATATAAAATAAATGAAAAGCAGACTTTGGAACTTAGATAAAGATTATAATCATTTAGTTAAATGGTGGGCACAATACGATTTTGGTACTGTCCCTAAACAATGTTTACCTCCTGAAGGTATTATAGTAGAAAATAATAATACACCAATATGTGCTGGAGGTTTATATAGATGTGTAAATTCAAATTTTGGTGTCATGGAATGGATTGTTGCTGATAAATTTGCACCATTAAAAATAACACATAAAGCATTAAATTTATGTATACAAGAACTTTTATTATTAGCTAAACAATATAAAATAGAATTAGTATATTCAATGACTGCTAATAAATCGTTACATAAAAGATATACAAAATATCACAATATGAAATTAGTTGAAGAACATGTTAAAACTTTTTTAAGTGATTTAAGTGGTAAATATAATAATTTAGAATGGATTACAAGTGAGGAAATATTAAATGGCAATAGATAATATGCAAGGTAAAGTATCTACAACAGGAATGATGAATCAAAAACCATCAGTTCCAAAGGCAGCTAACTTAACTAGTTTAGGTAAGCAAGAGCCTACACCTGTACCAGAAAAACCTATGCCACCAGCATCAGCTGGAACAACAAATCCTTTAAAAGAACAATTTCCCGAAGCAAGCGAAACAGAATTAATGTTTGCTGAAAGGGCAAAAAATTTAACCGATGAGGATCAAGCAGCATTACAAGCTGTTTTATCCCCATCTGTTAAAAATGCATTAGGAAAAATTATACCTGAATTTAAACCAGTGATGGATCAATTTGGAAGTAATGAACCTAATGTAGTCTTACCTGTATCTATCGTATCTAATTACGCAAAAAGAAGATATGGTGGAAATGACAATGAAGCACTTGCTGCTTTTATTGAAGATGTATCAGGTCAGATGGAAACACAACAAACAACAAATGTGCCACCTAGTCAACCTACAGAAACTGAAGGTTTAATGACTAGCCCACAAAATATGGAAACAGTTTAGAGCTACCCTTATCCATAAGGCACTCAACCCAAGAGGTAAAAATAATGGAAGAAGAAAAAAAAGTTTCTGAAGAAACTAAAGTTAAAATGCCAGCGGCAAATCCATACCAAAAGAATCGTGAACATGATCCTGAGGTAGAAGCATTTGCTAAAGGTGAATTAGCTAAGTATCAAAGGGAACAGAAAGAAAAAGAAGCAACCGCAGCAACCGAACAGAAGGACACCGATGCATCTGAAGAGACTGCAGAAAAATCAGAAACAAAGGCTACTCCTATCGCTGAACGCCCTGCTAAAGCTGAAGATCGTGTTTTTAAGAAACGTTATGACGATTTGAAAAAACACTATGATTCTACACTTAATAAACACAAGGATGAAGTTCGATCTTTGCGTTCTCAATTAGAATCAAGTACTAAACAATTTGTGCCACCTAAATCAAAAGATGAGTTAGAGGCATGGAGAAAAGAGTACCCTGATGTTTATGATATGGTTGAAACCATAGCCATGGATAAAGCTACTACTCAGACTGCAGATCTTGAAGATAAATATAAAAATCTTCAACTCCAGCAAGAACAAATTGCAAAAGAAAAAGCAGAAGTAGAACTTTTAAAATTGCATCCTGACTTTACTGAAATTAGATCGCAAGATTCATTTCATGAATGGGCTGCAAAACAAGATCCTACTATTCAAGGTTGGTTGTATGAAAATACATCTAACGCACAGTTAGCTGCTAGAGCTATTGATCTATATAAAATGGACAGTGGTCAAAGTAAACTAACTAAAAAAGAAGAGAAGGATGTTAAAAAAGAAGCTGCTAAAGCAATTTCTAAAACTAAGAAAAGTACTGAGTCCGATATTCCTAAAAAGAAAGTTTGGACAACTAGTGAGATTTCTAAATTGAAAGCTCATCAATTTGAGAAGCTAGAGAAAGAAATAGACCTTGCTCGTTTAGAAGGTAGGATTGAACAACGTTAACAATCTAACTAAACAACAATAGGAGGGTACAACCATGGCTTTTGGAAGTGCTGGTGGATACGGAAACTTACCTTCAGGTAATTTCACTCCACAAATCTTTAGTCAGAAAGTTCAAAAATTCTTCAGAAGAGCATCAGTGGTAGAAGATATAACTAACACTGATTACGCTGGAGAAATTGAAAATTTTGGCGACACAGTAAAAATAATAAAAGAACCTACTATTACCGTTCAAGATTATGCGAGAGGTACAGCTGTATCTACACAAGATTTAGCTGACGATCAATTAACTTTGGTAGTAGATCAAGGTTCATACTTTGCTTTTAAAGTAGATGATATTGAAGAAAGACAATCTCATGTAAACTTTG